GCGGTTCAACAGGATTTGCAGCCGCTTCACCTCGTCCACATGGCTTTTGAGTATCCAGCCGAAGATGCCGAGGATGGCGGTCAGGCCGAAGTTTATAATCATCTCCGTGGTCATCACAGCACCGCAATCATAAAGGCCAAGAGTTCAGAATAACGCACACCCATGCGGCTTCTCTCCTCGCCAGTTTCTTCGTCTGCCCAAGTGCTGTGGATAAACATCGAATAGCGGCCAGCGTCCAATCCTTCAGCAGCAAAAGCAGCCTGCAAGTCTTGCGCGATGATACCGAAGTGAATGCGGGCGTCGTCACCCTTTTCGGCTACGCTGCTGATCCAGCGATACTTACGCATGAGACCTTTGCAAGCTACAGCCACGCGCCGTTCAGCATCGTTGAGTTCCTCGATGTCCTGCTTTTCGTTGCGGTCGGAGGTTTGGATCGTAGCATTGCCAGCGTAGATGTCGTCCCAACGAGCGGTCGTGTGGCCGAGGTCAATGGCATTGTCGGAGCTGAAACCAGTAGAAGTTGCTGGACGAATAGCCGGATTAGAAGAGTCCCCGTAAAAGCGAATATAAGCATCCGCAGTGCCTGTGCTGCCAACATAAATGTATGCACCCCCAGACGAACTAATGGTACCCACCGTGGTGCCGTCTTTTATGAAATTTACAATTGGGCCACTGCTTGTGTTTCTGGTAAAAGACGCAACAACACCGTCATCTACAGTCCCGGTAATGCCATTCGGGAAGTCAGGCGCACCAGTGCCAGCAGCGTCAGTGATGGAATTAGTCTGGATCGTGGACATTAGTTGGCCTCCAATGCGGTCAGGCGGGCAGTGAGATCAGTGATGAGAGACTGTTGCTCTTGGATGGCCTTCAGCAAGGGCGCGATCAGGCGGCTGTATTGAATGCCGCGAAGTTCCCTGCCGTTTTCAGTCTCGTCATAGAACACCAAGTCAGGGTTGACCAACTCAACGTCCTCAGCAATCAGGCCATACTCTGGCTGCGGCTGTGCTTCGTCGGAGTAGGTGTCGTCTTCGTTCTTCACACGATACTGG